TGGTCGGCAGGGATCAATATGGCGTCTTTCCACTCAAGGGCAAACCGAGGAACGTTCGGGACTTGGGTTCAAAGGCACTGACGTCCAATCAGGAGTTTTCAGATTTGAAGAAGATCCTAGGTCTCCAGCAGGGAAAGAAGTATACAGACCTGAGTGAACTCCGTTACGGGAGACTGATGATCATGACCGATGCCGACGTGGATGGTTCACACATCAAGGGTCTGGTCCTGAACATGTTTGACTGCTACTGGCCCGAGTTGATCGGGATGGGCTTCGTGGTGAGCATGATTACTCCAGTGATCCGAGTGAAGGGCGGAAGGATCAACGAGTCCTTCTATTCCGAAAAGGACTTTGTGAATTGGCTCGAACGGTTGCACGGTGGCAGGGTCCCACGTGGAGTCACCATCAAGTACTACAAGGGTCTTGGTACTTCCACGTCCGCCGAGGCCAAGGAGTACTTCAAAGATCTGACCAGACTTACGGTGGGATTCGTTGCCGATCATGAGAGTCAGAAATCTGTGAGTTTGGCATTCGACAAGTCACTTGCAGACGATCGGAAGCAGTGGTTGGCGGAACCCTTCCGTGGAGATTCGCTTCCCTACGGAAAGGTGACTTCGGTGACCGTTTCGGATTTCATTCACAAGGATCTCATCCAGTTCAGTCACGCAGACATTCGCAGGTCCATCCCAGATGTCCGTGACGGACTGAAACCTTCTCAGCGCAAGGTCATCTTTGGGTGCATGAAGAGGAACCTCACCACCGAGATGAAGGTCGCTCAGTTGTCTGGCTACATTTCGGAGCACACTGCCTATCACCACGGCGAAATGAGTTTGCAGGGAACGATCGTGGGACTGGCTCAGGATTACATGGGATCAAATAACATGAATTTGCTAGAACCATGCGGTCAGTTTGGAACTCGTCTGGCGGGTGGCTCGGACCACGCAAGCGCCAGGTACATCTTCACGAGGTTGTCCGAACACGCAAAGGTCTTTGATGAGCGGGACAATGCCTGTCTGACCTACCTCAAGGATGATGGAAAACCCATAGAGCCCGAGTACTACCTGCCCACACTGCCGATGATATTGGTGAACGGCGCAGAGGGCATCGGGACAGGATTCAGCTGCAAGGTGCCTCCTCACAATCCAATGGACGTCAAGGAAAATCTGAAGCGGATCATTCGTGGCGAGGCACCGAAGCCCATGAAGCCATGGTTCCGTGGATTCAAGGGAACCGTTACGGCTTCGGACGAAGGCGTCTGGACGCTTCGGGGTCTGTGGCAGTCAAATGGTGACAAGGTCGAGGTCACCGAACTTCCCCCGGGCACGTGGACCCAGACCTACAAGGAGTTTCTGGAAGGGCTTGTTGAGAAGAATGTCATCAAGAATTACAACAATCACAGCACGGAGGAATCTGTCCGTTTCGTGATCACTGGCTACAAGGGGTCGTCGCCGGAGAAGGATCTCAAGTTGACTTCCACGATCCGAAGCACGAACATGTATCTGCACGGGCCCCGCGGCATCGAGAAGTTCAACACGCCCATGGACATACTTAAGACCTACGCCAGGGAGAGAATGGAACTTTACGTGAAGCGCAAGGAATATCTGGTGGCGACCCTGGCCAAGCGTTCCGGAATGGCGATGGACCGAGCCAACTTCGTCAAGGGTATCCTAGATGGGTCTCTCAAGGTCATGGGACTGAAAAAGGCAGACGCCGAGGATAATATGCTAAAGAAGTTCAAAAAGGTTGACGGAAGTTTCGAGCATCTCTGGGGTCTGAAGACGTCGCGTTACACCCAGGAGGCCGTGCAGGAACTCATGCAGGAAGCCAGAGTCCTATTGGACGAATTGAAGCGAATTCAGGGGATGACCACCAAGGACATGTGGCTCGAGGATCTAGACAGGTAGTCTCAACTTTCTTGATTGTTTCAGTAGGTTGGTCCACCGGGTTGTGTGTTCTTCTATACTAGCATTATCAACACGTTCGGAACTTGAATAAATCTTAAATTTTCCATTTGCCATTTCGGGTCTCGCCAGATTATTTTCGGGATCTTCTTCGTCCATCATTTTCTTGTATTCGTTGATGATATCACCAGGAACTTCGGGGGCGTGGTCAATGATCTTGTCGTAATCTTCGCGGACCTTGTGACAGTATTCCACGGCATTCATCCGGTCTTCGGGCTCCAGGGAGAGTTCCAGGGAAATGTCGCGGGCAAGTCTGCTGAACAACTTGGACGTCTGCATGCTGGATTCGTACTGCTCGCCGCACCTCAGGAACTTGTGGACGCTGGCAATGCCGGCGGCGGAGAGGTTAAGAAAACTGAATACGTACAAGAGTATTTGCGAGTTTTCTTGTTCAGAGGAAGCCACCAGTGTTCCCAGTCCCGCCAGGGTGGTCAATGCGATGTTGATGATAGAAAAGTTCGTATGAGAAACGCTGTGGCGTACCGCGCATCTGTGATGGATCCACCGGTACCCCAGAGCCTTTTCTCCCCAAGACTTGATGAGTTTTTCCTGCTTCGGGTGCCAGCTCATGGCATTCTCGATGCGCTTTTGTTTGTCCACCAGGAACTTGGCTTCGAGGTGTTCTATGTGTTCTTCTTCTGCGTCTGACGCCATCTACTTAAACATTACATTTTAATAAATAGTAATGAAGTTCTCTGCTAAGGTTGTGACTCTTGAAGACGGGGTCAAGGAGGTTGCTGTTCGTGCAGACGACGGTAAACCTTTATTGGTTACACTCAAGGGAGCCCAGGTGGTCTCTGTGGATGATGAGGTTCTTCTCAAGGTTGATGATGAGACCGTGGCACAGTGTGAGAGTGATGTTCTGGCAAAGGCTAAGGAGTCTAAGATGGCTTGGTTCGGTAAGGAGATCGCAGACTCTCGACTTGAAAGCGCATTTACTTCTTCTTTTTCTGTTGACGAGAATATCTTGAGTGTGCACAGGGCCGAAACCGTCAGGCTGTACGATGGCAAGCGAGAATTGATTGAGGACAAGGATCTGGTCAAGGAAGACGTGGTCGATGTGGTTGTCCAGCTCCGGTCGGTTCAGTTTCTTCAGAAAAGTTTTGAGACCGAGTGGGTGCTTCATCAGGCCAAGTTCAAGGCCGAGCCAAAACCTAAGAAGGCGGTCGTGGATTTTTCGGATTGTCTTTTTGAAGAAGATCCAGAGGAAGAGGAAGAGGAGGATTTTTTTTAGTAAGTAATGTTAAACGGATATGAAGGTTAAGATGATGAAGACCGAGACCATGTTGCTACTTGCTCTGCTCGTCGCCGTGGGTTATTTTATGTGGGCGAACAACGGTGCGATCCGCCGTGCTCTCGGAATGGCTCCCAAGGAGGGGATGTACAGCTGGAGCTACATCAACGGCAAGGAGGGTTATGAGGGTGCCAATGTGGATGCATCCATGCCCGCCCCAGTGAACGGCGGTTCTCTGTCGGTGCCCGCCGCGGCTGCCAACGGAATGGGAATTGCCTCCAGCCTGCTCCCCCGCGACGTGGCGGCTCAGGAGGACTTCGGCGAGTTCGCTCCCGATGACATCCTCAAGGGTCAGAACTACCTGAACCCCCGCGCGCTCATCGGTTACCCCGAGACCGTCGGCGGTGCTCTCCGTAACGCCAATCAGCAGATCCGCTCGGAGCCCCCGAACCCCCGGGACCCCATCAGCATCTTCAACACGTCCACGATCGTGGCGGATCAGATGCGCCCCGCTTTCGAGCTTGGTCAGGGTAGCGCTTAGATTGATCTAGTTTAATACATTTTAGAAACATTCAGGGAAACAACTCTGACTGTTTATGAATTAAAGAAATTACACCACTGGTTAACAAAACGATGTCTGACGGGATGCCGATTAGTGATCAGTTCAAGGAGGCGATTGCCGAACTCGAGGGAATCAAAACACAATTGACCGAGGCGCAGAAGGCTATCAAGGTGCTTAAGGACCGTGAGACCAGTTTGAAGACATTCATCGGTGGATACATGAAGGCCCAGAAGATTGATGACGTCCAGACACGTGGCGGAACCAAGGTCACTCAGAAGACGTCAGTCAAGAAGCCCGCAATCACTAAGAAAATCCTAATGGATGAACTACCAAATTATATTGAGGGAGGTCAGGAACGCCTAAACCAGATCATCAAAGAGATTGAGGATAAGTTAGAGCCAAAGGAGACATCAAGTCTTCAACTCAAGTTAAAGAAGAAATCTGAAGAGTAAGTAGTAACCAAAGATGGTGGGATCTAATCTTCTCGACTACACTCCAATCGCTTCCGAACCTCAGGTGATTGAGGATTATGACAATGAGGAAGATGAAGGTTTCGTTGATCCTAATGAATATGAGTATGAAGATTGGATAGCCTATTACAGTGATGAGTTGTGGAACAACTGGGAAAATTACAGACAGGATTGTTACGATAAGATGATCCCAGACGGTATTTCGTTTTCCGAGTTTTGTAAAAATGAGTACTATTATTAGTTTTAAATGTTGGCAATCAATAAATATGGTTCGGTTGCCGGATGTCACAAGTACAAAAGTCATCATTCCAAGCGTGTTATTCGCTCTCCTTTCGCCCGCAGTCACGGGTATGGAAAGTTTCGTAGACCGTTTGGGAATGACCTCTGTATTTGGGATTCTTTATATAATTGTGACAAAAGGTATAGCAAAGTACGTCATACGTCCTTCAGAAGTGTATCTCGCATGTGCGATGTACCTAGTTTTGAGCAGCATGACAAAGACACAAGACCAAATCGTTCAATATACTTTCCTATATTGGATTTTATTCGCGATTATTCGTTCACAAAGTCCTCTCGAGTTCTAAAAAGGAACATGAAGTACCTTGTTGTTGGTCCAGGAGCCATGGGATTTTATGCCATCCTAGGTGCCGTCTATGCCTTGCAGATCAATGGGAAACTTGATTCGCTTGAAGCTGTCGCTGGATCTTCTGCTGGATCCATCGTGGCATTTGGAGTTCTCGTGGCAAAGTGGGATTGTTTCAAGTTATTCAAACTTATTCATGATATCGATGTTCAGTCTATGATGAAATTGAATCTAAAATCATTCCTCAATGATTACGGAATGGTCCCAGCGGAACGGTGGAGAACCTTGTTTTCTAAATTGTGTACGGAATTGGCTGGGAAGGAAGATTTTACATTCAAGGAACTCAAGGAATGGTCTGGAATGGATTTTTACGTTTCGGCCTACAATCTAAATCTCCAGAAAAGTTGTTACTTCTCCCACCACACACATCCAGATATGTCAGTGTCCTATGCCGTTTCCATGAGCATAGGAATTCCATTCTTATTTGAATCGGTGGTCTACCAGGATCATAGATACATAGATCTTGCTGCATTTGAAACGAGCCCGATCACACCTTTTATGGACAAGAACATCAAGGAACTACTTGCGATCGAACTCGGTCCGAACGAACCTACTGAAAATACGACGAAAATCAAATCATTCGTCGATTTCATTCAACACTTTATTAGTTCAATTATGAAGAATAGAGTGGTGTATGAAAAACCTACAATATTTATTAATCTAAAGGAAGGTGAAGCATTTAATTTTTCAATGGAAAATGATACCAAAAAACGTTTGTTTTACCATGGATTTCATACGGCCAAAGAATACATTACCTCAGAACATTTATGATGTCCTTGAGAACAAGAGCACCAACGCCAATCATGAAGAGAACGACCATATATCCCAGCTCAGAATCCATCACGCCGTCAACCTCATAGAACTGAACTTCCTCGGATTGTGGAGGTGGTGATGTGAGAGGTGCTGATCGTTTCACCATAACGGGTTCATCATCAATGGGAGAATAGCCCACCATTATTTAGTATGACCTGGGAAATTATTTACAATTCCAAAGTCGTCTTTCCCTTCTTGCCACGTTTCTTCTTCGGTGCAGAAACTTCGACTTCCTTGACAGACTCGCCATTCACGCTGACAATGTCGGAAACGTCATCCTCGATATTTCCATCACTTAGAGAAGTCATTGGAGCCCTGTTTTCTTCGACGTCACGAGTCGCGGTCGACTGAGGTTTCATGAACGTCGACATCAGCGACGAAAGATCCATCGTCGGTCCCTGAACTTCCCTTCGAGAGATCGGAGGTGCAGGTCGAGGATCGAGATTCCTTTCCTGGGCATTTTTAGCAGTGTTTGCCATGGCAGACATCATGTTGTTGATGAGATCTGGATTCTGCCTAATGACATCATTCATCTGAGGCATAGCAGACTTGAACATCGAGTGGGTCAGATGGAACATCGTAGCGGAACCACCCAACATCATCATCAATTTGAGCTCTGGCGCCATCTTAGCCTTTCCGCGATACTTGATGTACAGCTCCTCAAAGACATCATCGTAATCATCAACCCCGTCCATCACCGATTCTGACCACCCGTCAAGGTGGATATCCAGTGGATTGTAACGCTTGTTCAGGAACTCAATTCCAGTCACACAGGCGATGAGCATGCGCCTTTGCATCTTCACGGACTGATCCACCTCGATTGAATAGGACATCCGCTTGACCTCTGTACGAATATCATGAATCGATGAATGAATATTGAATCGCTCCGCCGTGCGTATACCCTTTTTCTCCAGGCGAGTAATCTTGTTCAGAAGGTCAGCCTTCTCGTCATCAATCGATTTGTATCCAGGGGAAGGCGCGTCTTCTTCATAAGTTTCACCCCCTCCATATTCTTCTCCAAACCCTTCGCCGTGGTCCTCTGGCTCTTCTGCAGGAGGAGGTGGCCTTGCCGAAGGCGTCTGCTTTCCATGATTGGCAAAAGCCATGAACGAAGATGCGGGAGCATTGATTGATCGATCGTCCATCCTTGGATTGTTCGTACGCTTGCGCCTGGTGGCATCCAGGATGACACCGTTGAAAAGATCCTGTTCATCAGCATCCAGGTCGACCATCATCTCATCATTGTTGTCGAGTTCAATTTCAAAATCACTCATTATACTTAATGACAGTATATAAACTTATGGTCATCTCTTTAACGCAGAAAAATAATCACCGTACTTTAGTAAAGAAATATGATCAGCAGTCGGATTGCTCTCGTGCTCGTGTTGGCCATCGTGATGCTCATGTATGTCAAGTGCTTTATGGGTATGAAGAAGAGTGGGTATAAGTTGTCCCCAGAGTCAGTGGATGTTTCATCTATGATCGACGGCGACGCTATCACCAAGCTGTCTTACTCGCTCGAGTGTGTGCCCGGCCCAGGCAAGGATGCCGCCTACTACACCAAGGACTTGACCCCAGGTGGGTTCTGCGGTGATCAGGCTCTTGTCAGGGATGCCATGTCCTACAAGATCCTCGGTGGTATCGGTGGATCTCTGCTTGAGAAGTAAATTAAAGAAATGAAAACAAGGGTAAGTACGAAAAACAATGTCTACCGAGGATGTGATGAAGGAGCTTACTGAGATGCGCAAGGAGATCAAGAGTCTTACCAAGTTGGTTCGCAAGATGGCCAAGGTTCAGGATGACCCCGATGGGTCAAAGGCCAAGGAGCGTGCCGCCAACACTGGGTTCAACAAGCCTTGCAAGGTCACCAAGGACCTAACCGACTTCATGGGTCTCGCTGAGGGCACCGAGGTGTCTCGCACGGACGTGACCCGCTTTGTCAAGCAGTACGTCAAGGACAAGGGTCTTTCTCACCCAGAGGATGGACGAAAGATTATTCAGGATGATGCGATGAAGAAGCTCCTGCAGACACCTCAGGGAGAGACCCTCTCGTATATGACCTTGCAGAAGCACATCTCAAAGCACTTCATCAAGGCTTAAACAAAAACCGCACTCTATTTTTAGAAAATGATATCCACTCAGGAGGTTGAGGCCATTGTCGGCACGAACATCAAAAACATCGATGTTTACCACAAGGCCTTCAAACACAAATCTTCTGTTCAACACGATGGCGTCGAGGGTTCCTACGAAACGTTGGAATTTATGGGCGACTCCGTGTTGGGCTTTATTGTCACCAAGTATTTGTTCGATAGGTACGAGAATCTGCAGGAGGGATTTTTAACTCGTGCGAGAACAAAGATTGTTTGCGGTAAGACTTTGGCGGAAGTATCTGCCAAACTAGGATTTCACAACTGGGTTCAGATGGATGAAAAGGGGATGAGAAATGGATGGAACAACAACCCAAAGATTCTTGAAGATGTCTTTGAGGCATTTGTCGGTGCCATCTACTTAGACCTGGGAATGATCGAAGCCAAAAAGTTCGTCCTGGGAGTCCTGAATAATCCAGACCTTATCCGCTTAGACAAACTTATGGTGGATGACAACTACAAGGACATCCTGATGCGAGTCTGCCAGGCTCAAAAGTGGGATCTTCCTGAATATCGTCAGCTGGATCACGTGGATACCACCAAGTTCCGAGTGGGTGTCTATGTTCAGGGACATCAGTGGGGGACTGGCAAGGGATCCACCAAGAAGGAAGCCGAACAGGCTGGTGCCTATTTTACCTTGAAGCGGCTCGAGGAGAAACTTGAAAAGAGATTGGTACCATCCAAACGTCCGAATGCCATGATTAAAAATGTCCACAGAAAGTAATAATGAAAGTCGCCCTCATCAGTCCGGTTTCAATGACAGTCCACGAGATGTGTGCAGACCATGAACTTCGCGCATGGGGTAGCAAATCATCCAAGACAAAAGTTGATGTAATTAATCCTTATCCAATTAAATCTATTAACGATGTTAAATCTTTTAGCCCAGATGTAGTTGTTTTTGAGAAGGCCAAGGGGCGCGTATTTGATGAGTACTCTCGTCATTTTGCCAAGGTGATAGATTTGGAGGGTCTTCGCGAGTTGATCCCGAAAAAGCCCGAGCCAGTGGTGATCAAGGAGGAGCCCAAGGAGCCCGAGCCTGTCCCCGAGGTGTTCGCCGTTGCCGCCGCCGCCGTTGAGGAAGTTGAAAAAGTTATTCAGGAACCAAAGAAGTCTCGCAAGACCAAGAAACCCACCAAGTCCTCTACTTAAACACTAGGGACCCAAACTCAATAGTATGATGCACCCTCAAGCAGCAAAGTTTTTCAATAAGACTTATCCTGAACAACGTTCCGATGCGTGGTTCAAGATGAGGGGCACGATGCTCACCGCGTCAGATGCCGGAACTGCCATAGGCGTCAATCCCTATGAAA